GTTTAAGAAAATAAAAAAGAAACGAAACACTAATTATAAAAAAATACCTAAGAGACTAAAGAGGCAATCTTTTTTTACTAACGGTGTGAAGAAAATATAAAAATGTTTTCAGAGTTTGATGAAGTTAAAAACATATTTGCTGAAGAACAAGAAAAAATAAAAGAACGACTAGCTTACGGTAATTGCGAAAACTTTGAAGAATATCGTTTTGTAACTGGAATACATGAGGGGTTGACACAAGCAGTTAAATTGTTAGATAATTACATGTCTAATGTTCTAAGTGAAATGAACGAAGACGACGATAACTTTTAAATCTAACGGAGTTACCTGTGACTTTTCAACCTCAAATGGGACGTTCTATTATGAATGATGATTGGATTACTAATTCAGAAATAGAAGACCCTGATATTCTTCCTAATATTCCGGGCTATCATATTTTAATTCGTCCTCTTTCTATTCGTAGTAAAACTAAAGGTGGCATTTTGCTGCCTGATAAATTTAAAGAAGACATGAAGTATCTTACTACTGTTGGTAAAGTAGTTAAAGTAGGAGATACTGCTTATATGGATGTTGAAAAGTTTCCCAAAGGACCGTGGTGTTGTGAGGGTGACTTTGTGTGCTATACTAAACACAGTGGACAGAAATTTGTATATAAGGGTATTAGATATATTCTTTTATATGATGATCAGATTATGATGGGTATTGACGATCCAAGTGACGTTGATCCTATGCACGATCTAACTGTTTAATACTAGCGTTAACGTAGATTTCGCTGCTGCGGGAAAGTAAAAATGTCTGAAAACGAAAACGATTGGAACGAGCTTGACCTTAGTTCTTATGAGAAAGGCCAAGATCAAAGTAAAGTAGATTTTGAACTAGATGAAGATGTAAAGACAGAAGAGCCTGAATCTAAAATAGAGGCTACTGTTGAAACTGAATCTGAACAAAAGGAACTTGATCCTGTTCCTTCTGTAGAGAAAGAAGAAAATACTCTTCCTGAACTAGAAGGCATTGAAACTGATGGAGCGCAGAAGCGTATTCGTCAGCTAGTTAATCAGCGCAAAGAGCGTGATGAAGCTATCAATGCGATGAAAAAAGAATTAGCTGAACTAAAAACTTTTCAACAGAAAGCACAAGAACAGCAGTATTCTAGTCAAGAACAGTTAGTAACAGTAACTGAACAGCAGCTTCAGCAAAAAATTGAAAGTGCTCGTTCTGTTTTCAAACAAGCTTATAATAACGGTGATCAAGATAATCTTCTTAAAGCACAAGAAGAAATTTCAGACGCTCAAGCAGAAATTAAATTACTAAACCAGCGTAAACAGTGGATGGCTGCTCAAGAACAAGAGCGTCTTCAGTCTGTAGAAAATAAAGAGAACAACGCTAGTTATGAAAATTACGATCCTAAAGCAAGAGATTGGGCATCGCGTAATCCTTGGTTTGGGCAAGATCAAACGGCTACTGCAGTAGCTCTAGCTATTGACAGTGAACTAAAACAAAATGGTTATGATCCTTCTTCAGAAGATTATTATCGTGAAGTGGATCGTCGTTTGAAAAGTGAATTACCTCACAAGTTTTCTACTCAGAATAATACTCAGGTAGAAGAGGATGTTGAGGAAGAAGTTTCGTCGTCGGTCAAAACGTCAAGGCCGAAGCAAGTGGTCGCAGGGCAATCGCGCACACCTGCTCCAAAAAAAGTTAAACTCAGTCAAGAAGATGTGCGTTTAGCTAAAAAATGGAATATACCTCTTGAACGATATGCTGCTGAAAAAGCCAAAGCTGATAAAGCAGATGGCGAATATACTGCAGTACTTTAAAGCGCGGAGATAAATTATGACTCAGATTGAACTTGAAAATAAAGTGAACGAAGAAAAAAAGACGTTAAAAAAAACAAAGCGTACTAGTCGAGAACGAACCGTAGTTTCTCGTGAAGCTATGGAAATCTTTGAAAACGATGATTGGCTTGCGATTCCGCAGAATGTCAAGAACGATTTTGAAGAACAAGGCTATGGGTTAATGTGGATACGCATTATGCTCAGAGGTCAGGATGACCATCAGAACATAGGTCGCAAACAGCGTGAAGGCTGGGAATTTGTGATGGCTGATGAATGTCCTGAAATGGCTAGTGGCTTTCGTGTTATGGAGTCAGGATCGTTAGCTGGATGTATTGTTCGTGGTGACGTAGCTCTTGCCAGACAACCTATAGAATATGGTGAGGCTCGTCGCATTGCAATTCGAAAGCGTACATCGCAGTTAGAGGAAGCAGTAAATTCTCGTCTGCGTAATGACCGTCCTGATCGTCGTGCTCCCGTTACCGATTCAAGTAAATCACGAGTTAGCACGGGTCGATCCGCTCGTTTTGATGGTTGATCTATTTTTTAACTCTAATATGTTAGGAGGAAAGTGCTATGGCTCTTTCTAAAGCTCTAAATGGGGCTGTTCCTGCACGTATGCGCGGTAGCTCTCCCAATTCGGGTGGTCAGAATCGATATCGTATTACTAACGGTTTTGGTTCTAGCATCTTTACGGGAGACGTTGTCAAAGTAAGTGCAGGTACTATTCAGCCCATTGCCACGACCACTGATATTGCACAGGGTGTTTTCATGGGTTGTGAGTATGTTGATCCCGTTTCCAAGCGTCCGGTGTACGGTAAGTACTGGCCTGCGTCTACTTCGTCGGCTGATGCTACTCCTTACGCCTTTGTTGTTGATGATCCGTCTGCTATTTATGTTATGCAAGCTGACGCGACTGTCTCACTTGGTGATGTGGAAAGCGCGAACTTTGCGGTTACGCTTGGTTCGGGCAGTACTTTAACTGGTCGTTCGGGCATGGGTATCAAGGTTGCTACCCGTGACACTACTATCGCTCAGATGGTTCGTGTCGTTGGTTCGTATGACATTCCGGGTAATGAGTTAGGTGATGCAAATCCGAAGGTTTTGGTTCGGATCGTGCAGCACATTGACGCTTATCTCTCGGTTAACTAAGGGAAGTAGGAAAAATGGCTATTAATCGCTCAAATATTTCCAAACAGCTTCTTCCCGGCCTTAATGCTATTTTCGGCATTGAGTATAACTCGATTGAAGATGAGCACGCTCCTCTTTATGAGACGGAAAACTCTGATCGGGCGTTTGAAGAAGAAGTCTTGATGACTGCCTTCGGTGAAGCTCCTGTGAAGGCCGAAGGTGCGGCTGTTGAATATGACACGGCTCAAGAAAGCTGGACTTCGCGGTATACGCATGAGACGATTGCTCTTGCGTTTGCTGTCACTGAAGAAGCTATGGAAGACAATCTGTACGACACGTTTGCTAAAATTCGTGCTCGTGCGCTTGCTCGTGCTATGGCTTCTACCAAGCAGGTTAAAGCAGCGAATGTGTTTAATAACGGATTCGATGCTGCCTATTCTGGTGGTGATGGTGTTGCGTTGTTCTCGGATGCTCATCCGACCGTTGGTGGTTCCAATCAGGACAATAACCTGACGGGTGCTGACCTTTCGGAAGCTTCGCTTGAAACGGCAGTTATCACGATTCAGAAGTTGAAAGACGACCGTGATATTCTTATCGGTGCTATGCCGCGTTCGCTGCATGTTCCGCCGGACCTTCAGTTCACGGCAGAGAAAGTTCTCTACTCTGATCTGAGCACTCGGACGGTTACGGAAAGTACGACTGGTGTTACGAACACGAACGACGTTAACGCGATTCGTTCGATGGGTGTGATGCCGGGTGGTTGCTTTGTTAACCATCGCTTTACCGATACGAATGCTTGGTTTGTTAAAACTGACGTTCCAAATGGCACGAAAATGTTTACTCGTGCTCCGCTCTCTACGAAGATGGAACCGGATTTCGATACCGGAAACCTTCGCTTCAAAGCTCGTGAGCGTTACAGCTTCGGCTGGTCAGATTGGCGTAACTGGGTTGGTAATCAGGGTTCTTCCTGATAACTAACGAGTAGTCTAGTCTTAGAGGGGGGCGTTAGCTTTTTGTTGGCGCTCCCCTTTTACTATAAGATAAAAGGAAAAAATTATGTCTACTAATGTTACTGCTATCTATGTGGACTCAACTACAACAGCTACTGATTATCCTACTCGTCTTCGTGGCATTGATTGGTCTAATGCTAGTAATGGCTTTACTGAATTGGTAGTTCGTGATGCTTCTGCAGCCGGTACTGTAATTTACAAAGCCGGTCTTCCTGCTGGTGGTTCTTCAAATGTCTATCTTGAAGAGGCGGGTATACGAGCACCTAATAAAGTTCACGTCTCTGTTGCAACAAGTGTTTATGCTACAATAATAGTAGGTTAAACAAATGCCTTTAGCGAAGGGTAAGTCTAAGAAAACTGTATCCAAAAATATACGTAAACTTAGAAAAGAGGGCCGTCCTCAAAAACAGGCGGTAGCTATTGCTTTGAGTACTGCAGATAAACCTAAAAAGAAATTAGCTAAGAAAAAACCAGTAGTTAAAAAATCTACGGGTGGAGCAACTAAAAAACCAAAGTCTCGTGTAAACGAAGCGGGTAACTATACAAAACCAGAAATGCGAAAGCGCATGTTTAATTCTATTAAAGCAAGTGGAAAGGGCGGAAAGCCGGGACAGTGGAGTGCTCGAAAAGCTCAAATGCTTGCCAAACGTTACAAAGAAGCCGGAGGAGGCTACAAATCATGAAATGTGAATGTAAACTTTGTCCTTTGCACATGATAATTCGTTTATGCAACAAAGTTGTCGAACGTTGCAAAGCAGTGATTAAAGCTATTACTGGAAAGTAAAGTGGCTAAGAAAAAGTCACAGCGCAGTCTAACTGCTTGGACAAAACAGAAGTGGCGTACCAAGTCTGGTAAACCTTCTACTCAAGGTCCAAAAGCAACAGGTGAAAGATACCTTCCAGAAAAAGCAATTAAATCTCTTAGTAGCAAAGAATATGCTTCTACAACTCGTGCAAAACGTAAAGCTACTAAACAGGGAAAACAAGTTTCTAAGCAGCCTAAGAAAATTGCAAAGAAGGTAAGGAAATATAGAAAGGCTAAGTGATGGCTGTACGTAAACGAACAGGCAAAGGCATGAAAGGCATGAGCATTAAGAGTGGTGACAAGCGTCCCACTAAAGCTGGTGCAGGAATGACAAAGAAGGGCGTTGCTAAGTATCGTAGACAGAATCCCGGTTCTAAACTTAAAACAGCCGTAACTGAAAAGAAACCTTCTAAAGCACGAGCAACAAGACGCAAGTCTTATTGTGCAAGATCAGCAGGACAAATGAAAAAGTTTCCTAAAGCTGCTAAAAATCCTAACAGCCGTTTACGTCAAGCACGTAAGCGTTGGAGATGTTAACATGGCGGTTTCTACTACAACAGATTTTAATCTTGATATAGATGAGATTATTCAAGATGCCTTTGAGCATTTAGGTGGTCCTGCTAATACAGGTCAGGACAGCAGAACTGCTCGTCGTTCTTTAAATCTTTTACTTACCGATTGGTCTAATCGCGGCATTCTTCTTTGGAAGACTACTTTTACAAATCAAACTATGGCTAGCGGTACTCCTAGTTATTCTTTGCAAGAAGATGTAGTAGCGGTTACTGAAGCAATCATTCGAAGAGATAATCAAGACATAGAGATGGATCGTATTTCTATGGAAGAATATCTCAAGATACCTGATAAAACAACGACGGGTCGTCCCATACAGTTTGCTACTCATCGTCAACGAGATAATGTTGATATTTATGTGTGGCCTACTCCTGAGAACAGTACAGATATTGTTCGTATGTGGACGGTTAATCGTACAAACGACTTTAATAATTCTTCAGATAATGCGGACGTTCCTTATCGTTTTCTTCCTTGCTTGGTAAGTGGTCTTGCTTATTACCTTTCTTTGAAGCGTCCCGGTATCAGTGCTCAACGCAGCCAGATACTTAAAAATCATTATGAAGAACAACTTTTACAAGCAATGGAAGAAGATAGAGAGCGTGTTTCTTTTAGAGCCGTTCCACGGTTAAGGAGATATTAAATGCCGAAAGCTTGGTTCATTTGTGACCGTAGTGGTTTTCGTTTTCCTTACGAACAGCGTATAATTGAATCTACTGGTTTTGTTGTCGGGCCTACTGAGTCTGACGGAGCATATGATTTAAAAAGTCATCCTCAAAACAAATCTCCAGTTATTAGAAAAGAAATGGTTTTAGAGGACGCACGTCCTGATACTGTCATGGCTACAACAAGCACAACCTCAGATGCTACTTGGACGCCTGACGATACTGTAATTTTGAATCCCTAACGGAGTTAATAAAAATGGCTATTACGTCTGGTATTAATATTGTTTTTAAAAAAGATGTGATGCTGGAACAGCATAATCTTCCTTCGGATACTCTTCGAATTGCTCTTGTGTCTTCAAGCGCAAGTGCTTCGAACGGTGGTCCTGATACGATTGCCAGCATCAGTGGTGAAATTTCTGGAACGAGTGATGGTAGTGGAGCCAGTGGTTATATTACTGGTGGTCTTACTGTTACCGATGTTACTGTTACGAATGTAAGTTCGTCTGGTGTTGTCGATTTTTCTGATGTTAGCTTTACGAGTGTTACCTTTACTGCTCGTGGCGCTATTCTTTACAATGCAACAAACAGTAATAAAGTTATTGCCGTCTATGATTTTGGCGGAGACAAGGCAGTTACTAACGGTACATTCCAGCTAACTATTCCTTCTGCTACGAGTGCAGCGGCTATTGTTCGCCTTAACTAATTAGTAAGGATTAATTGTTATGGCTCTTGTTTTAAAAGATAGAGTAAAAGAAACTACGACTACCACTGGAACCGGAACTCTAACTTTAGCGGGAGCCGTTGAAGGTTTTCAATCTTTTTCTTCTATCGGAGATGGAAATACTACTTTCTATTCAGTAGTGCATCAAGATGCTGCTGTAGGTGAATGGGAAGTAGGAGTAGGTACGTATACAGCAAGCGGAACAACTCTTGCTCGTACTACTGTTTTACAATCATCAAATGGCGGAGCAGCAGTTAACTTTTCTGCTGGTTCTAAAGATGTATTTGTTACTTATCCTTCTGATAAAGCTGTTGCAGTTAGTGGTTCTCCTAACTTTGCAACAGTTTCAGCAACTAGTTTAAATGCAGGTACGTTAACTGTTGGTGGTGAAAACGTAGCTACTTCTTCAACGGTGGCTACGCTTTCTGCAACAATGGCAACTAGCATTGCTAATGTATCTGCAACAATGGCGACTAGCATTTCTAATCATCTTCCTTTGGCTGGTGGAACACTTACAGGAACAGTTAGTGGTACTGATATTTATGTAAGTGCTGTTGCTATTGGAGTAGACAGCCTTTTAGGAAAAGAACTTCATATCGGTAAAGCTGCCGTAGCAGATGTTGTCAGTCTTACAGATGGAACGAGTATTGCAGTAAGTTTTAATGATGGACAAAACTTTGCTGTACAGCTTGCAGGTAATAGGACACTAGAAAGCCCTACTAATTGTGTCGCTGGACAAGTAGGCAGTATTTTTATTATTCAAGATGGTACAGGCAGTAGAACATTGTCTTATGGAGCTAACTGGAAATTTGCTGCAGGAACTGCTCCTACGTTAAGTACAGCGGCTTCTGCTGTTGATAGAGTTGATTATATTGTTTATACTTCAACGGCTGTTCAAGCTATAGCAACATTGGATGTAAAATAAAAATGGTATTTAATAACAATCTTCTTCTAGGTGCAGCAGGTCAAGGCGGTGGCTACGAGATTGACCAGTCGATCCGATTTAATTCGGCTGACAATGCAACACTGTCCCGTAGCTTTGGTACACCTACGGACCAGAATAAGTTTACATATTCTTATTGGATAAAATCATCAAAGCAACAAAACGGTTCTGGTCTTGGCACTAACATCACGGGCGGTACCACTTTTTCTGCAATGACTTTCAACGGAGGCAATATGGCCTTCTATGACTACACTAGCCTCTCTGCAAATATCGACATTCGTACCACGTTTACCTCTCCCATAGGGAAGTTTCGAGATTATTCAGCTTGGTATCACGGCATGTTTGTTTATGACTCTGACCAAGCCACTGACTCAAATAGAATTAAATTTTATATCAATGGAGTACGGTTTCCTCCTACTGATATAGTAGGTCCGCTCGGCGGTTCCCCTATTTGGCCCGGTTTAGGAGCTAATTCTAAATTTAATGCTTCTGGAACTACTCATAGCATATCTGACCTTGTAAACGGTAAAATAGACGGCTACATGGCCGAGATATACTTTATCGACGGTCAGGCTCTTGACCCAACGAGTTTTGGTGAATACAACGACGACGGCGTGTGGACACCAAAAGCATACGATAACAGCTACGGAAACAACGGCTTCTATATCACAGGCGAAACAGCCAGTGATCTAGGTGAGGACTTCTCAGGCAACGGCAATGATTTCACCAGCAGCGGACTAGCCACCACAGATCAGATGCTGGATACGCCGACAAATAACTTCTGTATGTTAAATGAAAATGATAAAGCTACTCAAGTTACGTTGGCTGATGGCAACCTACGTTACCAACTGTCGTCTAACAGTTATACAGCGGTTCGTGGCACTTTTGGCGTAAGCAGCGGCAAGTGGTACTGGGAGATGAATGCTGTCTCTGGCATGGGTGTTAATACCGCTTATATGGGAATAGCGACTAACGCTTCTAATCTGCAAGCAGCCAATGCACCGACCGATGGAACCACATACACGTACATTTCGTACACCGGAAATAAAGCGTACACATCTAATACCTCTTATGGAACTGCGTGGAATACAAACGGCAGGGTAATCGGAGTTGCACTTGATTTAGATGCAGGTAAGATATGGTGGAGCCGTGATGGTGTATGGCAAGCATCAGGTGATCCATCGGCGGGAACAGGTGAGGCATTTAGCGGTATTACAGGAACATGGCATCCGTATGTTGTTTTTAACGACACTAGCCCAAATTTTCTGTTTAATTTCGGGCAGTCAGCTTTCACCTACACACCGCCCACTGACTTTAATGCACTAAACACCGCCAACCTTCCCACACCATCGATCAAAGATGGGTCAAAGTATTTCAACACTCTACTGTATGAAGGCAACGGCGGTGGACAGCGTGTTGGTCAGTTCCAGCCGATTACTGAAACTTACACTGTGCCGAATAGTGTTATCTTTAATTTTTCAGATGCTGCTCATCTGTTAAGAACACCAAGCAGTGCTTCAAACCGAAGAACGTGGACATGGAGCCTCTGGGTTAAACGTGCTGGATTGGGAAACCCCGGTGGTCCAAACCAAGTTCATCAGCTTTTTGGTGTAGGGGCAGGAAGTTGCCTTCGTTTTACACCCACGGATGAACTGAGATTAGAAAGTCCTGCCGGGGACCATACTTTTATTACGTCTCAAGTATTTAAAGACACATCATCTTGGTACCACATTGTTCTAGCTTTTGACTCTACTCAAGCCACGGACACTGACCGAAGAAAGCTGTACGTCAACGGCTCCCAAGTCACTGACTTTTCATATACTACGTTTACGGGCCTAGCCCAAAATGATGAGTGGGATATCAACAGCACGTCCCAGCATCAGATAGCAAAATCAAACCTAGCGGATTATTTTGGCGGGTACTTGGCAGAATTAAACTTTATCGACGGTCAGGCATTAGGACCAGACAACTTTGGTCAACTAGACGCATCAACAAATAAATGGATTCCAAAAGACGCCAGTGGGCTAACTTTTGGTACGAATGGCTTTTACCTTGACATGGAGACTGCGCCGGGTACTGGAAGTGGTGCTGGTACTGACTCCTCTGGAAATGGCAATAACTGGACTGAGTCAGGTCTTACTGCATCAGATCAGGTAACTGATAGCCCGACTGATAATTACTCAGTTTTGAATCCACTTTCTAATGGCACAGGAGCAGACCCATCCGATGGCAATCTAAAATTTGCAACTACTTCGGCAGCGACGGGAACTATGATTGCTACACTTCCGGTCAGCAGCGGTAAATGGTACTGCGAAGTCACGGTAACAACAGGTAGTGCAAATAGCGCATTGGGTATTCGGTCAGTTACACAATCATCAGTAACGACTAACACTCTGGGCAGTCAAACTCTGGATTATGCCTACAGAGGTAACGGGCAAAAATTTAACAGCAACACAAAAGCAAGCTATGGTTCTGCTTATACGACAGGCGCAGTTGTTGGAATTGCGCTTGATCTGGACGGTGGTACGATTAAATTTCTTAACGACAATTCCGATCAAGGAATTGCATATAGTGGTATCAGCGGAACTTTTGTTTTTGCGGTAGGTGATGATAACGCTTCGTCAGCATTCGCTGGTACATTTAACTTTGGGCAGTCAGCTTTCACCTACACACCACCAGCCGGATTCAACACATTATCCACCGACAACCTCCCACTAAGCAACGGAGACTTGTCTGCATTTGTCTGGATCAAGAACCGTGACGCTGCAGACAATCACATGCTCTTTGATGCAGTGCGTGGTGCTACTAAAGACATACATTCAAATACAACAGATGTTGAAGTTACCAATGCAAACACATTAACTCGTTTTCTCAAGAATGGTTTCGAAGTTAGTAATGATGTACAGGTAAACACCAGTGGCGAAAGCTACGTTGCATGGCAGTGGATGAATGACAGTTTGACAGCAAGCAGCAACACCGATGGATCAATAACTTCTTCGGTTCTTGCCAATACGACATCCGGTTTCTCTATAGCCAAGTGGACGCACACGACTGCATCCAACTACACCGTTGGGCATGGCCTTGGGGCTGTCCCAAAAATGATCTTGGTAAAAACAACCGATCAGGGAACCAACTGGGGCGTTTACCATTCCGATATTACGGTTGGCAATCGTCTGCTATTGAACTCAACATCTGCACAGATTGCTGGTTATTGGGGAGCAAATAGCTGGACCAGTTCTACTTTTAGTATTGGCTCTGCTAGAGACGCTGACGGCAGCACGATGGTTGGGTACTGTTTCGCAGAAGTAGAAGGCTTCAGTAAATTCGGCAGCTACATCGGCAATAGTTCCACAGATGGTCCTTTTGTGTACACCGGATTCAAACCTGCATTCATTATGACCAAGCGTAGCGACTCAACCAGCGATTGGACGATAGAAGACACAACACGGTCTACTTTTAATTTAGTTCATAATGCTCTTTTCCCTAATTTAAATATCGCTGAAGACACCACTGGCGATAGGATGGATATCCTATCTAATGGTTTTAAACTCCGCACTACGCAACAGCCAAATATCGGTACATTGATATACATGGCATTTGCAGAAAACCCATTCGGCGGTGCTGGCGTAGCACCAGCGACAGGAAGATAAGGATAAATAAATTATGTGGCAATATAGAAACAGAACAATTAGAACAGGTAAAGCATGGACCGATGATAACGGTGTGCAGCATCCTGCTAATTGGCATGTTTGGTCTGTTGCAGAAAAAACTGCTGTTGGTCTTGTTGAAATAATAGAAAAGACACCTCCAGATAGCCGTCTTTATGATTGGTCACAAAACTCTGATGGTACGATTACATCTACAGCTAAAAGTCTAGATGATGTAAATCAAGTTGATAGGGACGGTAATGCTCTATTAGATGAAGATGGAAATCAAGTTGTTACTTTGGGTGTTAAGTCTAATTTAATTCAAGAAGTTAAGACGCAACAAGCATCTCTTCTTTCGCAGAGTGATTGGGCAGTTGTTCGTTATGTAGATACATCTATATCCGTACCCAGTAATATCCAGACGTGGCGTGATGAAATTAGGTTGGCTGCTGCGGCAATGGAAGATCAGATTACACAGGCTACTGATACAGATGCAATGGCTGCTTTATTCGTAACGTATACTGAAGAAGATGATGGCAGCATAACTAAATCTGGCATTCTTTATGATTGGCCTGAATTAGGAAACTAAAATGGTTTTTGGCAACAGCGCCTTTGGTGAAACAGCTTTCGCTGAAAATATCGGTGTACCTGATCATACGGTAGCGATTACAGGTGTTAATGCTATTTTTTTAACAGGAACTATTTCTCCTGTTATTAATGTAACCTTTGAGGTTACAGGTGTTAATTATACAGCAAACACAGGAACACTAGCTCTTTCAGGTAGTGCAACTGTTAACATAACAGGTCAATCATCATTTTTTAATGCTGGTAGTATTCTTGTTACACCATCAATAGAAATAGCTCTTTCTGGTGTTAATGCTACTTTTAATACTGGAACAATAATAAATACTCTTACTACTAACGTAAATGTTAGTGGTTCAGGCTTTATAGCTAATACTGGAGAACTTAAAGCTACAGGCGGTGGTGTTGCTGTTTTAACTGGTGTAGCCGCTGAGTGGAATGACGGTTCTTTTGGTTTAGAACTTTTAACTCCTGTCAATCTTACCGGAAATAGTGCGGTATTTAATTTAGGAGACTATTCAGTAACTGGTGATGCAAACGTAAGTGTTACAGGATTGAATGCAAAGTTTGATCAAGCTACTGGATTAGTGTGGTACAGTGTTCCTCAGAACGATACGATGGAAGCTTGGACAACAGTTACAACGCCTTTATAGGAAATTACAATGTCTTTAACTTACTCAACTCTTCAAAGTCAAATAAAAGACATTTTGGAAAACGATGGCTCAGAGTTTTCTGATGCTGTTCCATCTTTTATTGATCGTGGAGAATGGCGTCTTTTTCGTGAAATTGATTCACAAGGTTTAAATAGATACGCTGCTACTAGTTTTAATATTGGTGATCCTTTTTTAAGTAAACCAGTAGATGCTACTATTGTTCGTAGTATTAACTACAAAACTGCAGAAGGAAATCGTATTCAACTTTTGCAAGCTACTAATGAATATATTACAGACTACTGGCCTGTTCGTACTTCTGTAGGATCACCACGTTATTATTCTAACTTTGGATATGATAGAATATTAGTAGCTCCTGCTCCTTCTTCAACCAGTAGCGTTGAAATGGAGTTTATTGTTAAACCAGTTTCATTAGCTGATGATAATCAGACGAACTATTTTACTGATTACGCTTCTAATGCTTTGTTGTACGCTTCTTTGATTGAAGGCTGCTACTACATGAAGAATCCTTCTGCAGTAGCTTATTGGGAAAAAAGATATACTGAAGAAGTTGCTGCTCTAAATAACGAAGCAAGACGCACTCGCCGTGATGATATGATTGTAGCAGCTAATCCTTCTGGCGGCGAAGATAATTTAATTAGCGGGACTTGATATAAATGTCTAGTACTTACACAACAAACTTACGTTTAGAAAAACAGGGATCAGGTGAGAATGCTGGTAGCTGGGGTGATCGTTTAAATGATAATGTTATTGATCTTGTAGACCAAGCTGTAGGTTCTTATACGTCAATTTCGTTAGCTGCTGATAGTCATACTCTGACTACTAATAATGGCGCTACTGATGAAGCTCGTTCTGCTGCTCTCTATCTTCACGGTACTTTGCTCTCTAGCGTTGATGTTAACGTTCCAGACAATACTGAAAAAGTTTATATTGTTCGAAACAATACATCAGGTAGCTTTGATGTAACGATTAAAAGTACATCAGAGACGAATGGTTTTGTTGCTCCACAGGGAACTACCTGTGTTGTCTTTACTGATGGTGTTAGTGTTAACCCTGTAACTACTCCTGTAAATCAAACAACAGGACAGCCTACAACTCTTTCTGCTACTACTATTAATGTTCCTACTATTACTAGTGCTGCTATTAGTGGTTCTACAATTAATAACACTGCTATTACAGGTGGTTCAGTTTCAGGAACTTCTATTGTTGCTACAAACATAATAGCAAAATCAACAGTTACTTTTGAATCTGTTGTCTCTGTTAGTGGTGCGGCTATCGCCAAGTTTGTTACCGCTAGTGTCAGCGGTGATCATCAGATTAACCTAATTCAAAGCAATAACTTTTTTGTTTATACAAAAGGCAATGTTTCAATTCAAACTCCTTTAAATATAAATCAAGGACAGTCTGGCGTAATTTACGTAGTTCAAGATTCAAGCGGTACAAACAGAATTTCTTTTTCAGATGTTTGGAAATTTGCAGGAGGAACTTCTATAACTCTTTCACGACAAGCTAGTGCAGTAGATGCTCTTTCTTATTTTGTTAGAGGAGTATCTGCTATCGACGTTGCCGCTGTTAAAAACTTAAAGTAAATAAACAAAAATGTCTACTGACACCAGAACAGTTAAATATGAGTTTCGTCCGGGCATTACCCGTGAAACCACTCCCTATGCTGCAGAAGGTGGTTGGTTTGATGGTAATCGTGTTCGCTTTAGAGACGGTAAGCCGCAGAATATTAGAGGCTGGCAGAAAAGAAATACTAGCACCTTTATAGGAACTGCTCGTGAAATAACAACTTGGTCAAGTTTAGACTCAGTTAAATATGTAGCACTTGGAACTCAGCATAAAGTTTATTTAGAGACAGGTGGTACTTTTTATGACATTACTCCTATTGTAAGCACTGTTTCTGTAAGTGCTTGTTTTAATACAAGCGCAGGAAGTTTTGATGTTATTGTTAGTTTAACAGCGCATAACATTCAACAAGATAGTTATATTGAAATTGAAAATGCTACTACGGTTGGCGGTAATGTTTACTTTAATGGTGATTATCAAGTAAGTGTTGTAGACAGTAATTCTTTTGAAATCACATACGTTTCTGCTGCTGCTGAAACATCTGCTAGTGCAGGAAATGCTACGATTAATTACAGACTTCCTTCTGGTGAATCAAAGTCAACAGGTGGTTCAGGTTTTAATGCTGGAAGATATGGTGGTCTTGATGCGGGTGTAAGTGTTCGTGCTTGGAACGTTCCAGCTACTACAACAAATATTGAAATTGATCTTCGTAAGTGGACATTTGCACCTTTTGGTGAAGACCTTCTAATTAACGATTATCCTGAAGGCAAAATATATAGATGGGATGAAAGTAACGGAACAGGTACAGAAGCTGTTATCGTCAGTGCTGCACCCACTGTCAGCAATGGAGTTATTGTAAGTCCGATTGATAGGCATGTGCTTGCTCTTGGTTCTACTGATTTAACAGGTGAGTTTGATCCTCTTTTAGTTCGGTGGTCTGCACAAGAAAACTATGATGATTGGACACCTTCAGTAGGAAATACTTCTGGTGATGTACGTTTATCTAGTGGTTCTGAAATTCGCTGCTCTATTAATTATAGTAATCAAATATTAATTTGGACTGATAAATCTCTGCACGGTATGCAGTTTGTAGGTTCTCCTCTTGTCTTTTCTAGTACACAGCTTGGAGATAACTGTGGAATTATTTCAAGAACAGCAGCAGCAGAACTAGATGGTAGAGCTTTCTGGATGGGAGAAGGTAACTTCTTCATGTATGCTGGTCAGGTAAACATCCTACCATGTACTGTTCGCTCATTTATATTTGATGATTTTAACTTTGATCAAAAAGAAAAAGTATTTGCTGGTGTAAACTCAGAGTTTGAAGAAGTTACTTGGTTGTATCCTTCTGCCGAGTCTGAAGAATGTAATAGATATGTTTCATTTAGTCCTTCTCAAAACTATTGGACTTACGGTGAATCTATCTGGACAGTGTGGGAAGATGCAAACGTATTTGATAATGTATTAACAGCAGGTGTTTCTGTTTCGATAGGAGAAACTCCTCCTAATTATGCTTATCTTTATAATAATGAACCTAACGGCGTATATACTGCAGATGGTGCTCTGTTAACCTCATTCGTTGAAAGTGGCGAATTTGATATCGGTGACGGAGACGATATAATGTATATAGACAGAATTATTCCTGACTTCGTTGTTTCTGTTGGTACTTTGGATGTAAGTCTAATTACTAAAACACATCCAAGCTCAGAAGAAATAACGAAGGGACCGTTTGTTGTAAACAATACTACTACTCAGATAAGGCCGAGAGCACGGGGACGTACAGCTAAATTAAACATAGCCACGTCTACGGCTCAAACTAAATGGAAATTTGGAACAGTTAGAATGGATATGATGGCTGATGGTAAAAGATAGACATGGCTCAGTTTCCTAACTTTCCTAGATTTCCATATAACTTTGATACTGTAGTTTCAGAAACTCTTTATCGAATTATAGGTCAATGGGCAACAGCACTAATAGAAACAAACAATCAAGCTGACATTCGTTTACAGCAGCGTAAAGTAGAAAAAGATAACGACGGAAGTATTGAGATACCCGGAAGAATAAACGTAGCAGACACTGGATCAGCGGTTACACCTAAAGCTGGTGATATTAGATTTAACTCTTCTACAAATAAATTTCAGGGCTATAACGGAACAACTTGGCAGGATTTTCACTAATGGTTGGTTTTAATTTAGATATGGGAAACTCTGGTTTCCA